TTCCGACAAATAACTGCCTATCAAGCTGTCATCAAACCAAGATTCACCGCTGACATTATTCGCCGCAAAGCTTCTCACCTCAACATCACTATCAACAACCTGCCAATTACCGGCGACATTGCCAAACACAGCCCCTTGTTTGCTGCTGCTTACCGCTGCATTACCGAAATCCAAGGCAAAATTTACATCATCACTGCGCCCAACATCAAAATCCTTACCAAAATCAATGCCGGAATCAGCGTCCAAATCCACCAAGTCAGCAAGCCCCAAATCCGAACCAAGCACAGACTGCCCAATCAAGTCGGATTTCACGCTGCGCCCTGCCGTATTCCGCTTGTCATCTCCAAGCTGCGCTCTGTCAAAAGTCGGTTCAATCTCTCCGTCCGGCTCAGCAAACCAAACTCCGTCCGCATAAGCCGAGTTATCCTCAGAAGTCTTTGCCCAACCGGTCCAAATTTCGCTCCCCGGTTCAGCCAAAGCCCCGACCTTTTCTGCCGAAACACTCTCTTGCCGTTCGCCCCACTCCTCGCTCAAAAAACCGGACAACACATCAGCAAAAACCGCATTGTCAGCCAATTCCGCAGAATCTGCCTTCGCCAACAAATCTGCCAAATCTTCCAAATCATCAAAATCTGCCATTACTTCCCCCCCTTTTCACCAAGCAAATTGATTCATAAATCACTCATTCACAAGCTCCGTCGGATAAATTTTACTCAAAATGACATACGCCTTCCCGCCTTGAACCTTCGCCAGCAAGACCCTGTCCTTGACTGCAAGCTTATGTGTAACGGCATACAAAGTAGGAATATCGTTTCCTTCCTCGTCCTTACATAAGACCGCAGTCGCAATCACGGGGTCAGTCAAAATCAACACGTCCTCAGGCAGCAGCAAACGCTGTTCCACCAAAATCTGCAAAGGCTTCAGTTTCACGACCTCGCCAAACATAAAGCTCACACCCTCGGCACTCTCCAATGCCCGTCCGGCAAGCTGCACAACCGTCTCAGCCAGCCCCACATAATTCTTCATCACAATCACGCTCCTTCAGCACAGCCCAACAGACATTCTATAAGCTCCCATTATATTTTTTGGTCTGCCGTGCCACATATTCCCGCAAAACCACGGCAACACGCACATCAAAGCCCAGCCCGGCGTCCTCCAAAACCTGATAGCTCTCCAAGCTCACTGACAAATTGGTATTAAAAATCTCCTCACCATTCGGCAAGGAGCGATAAATAATCAATCGTCTCGGCTCTCCGGCAGCAGCCCATTCTGCCAGCCGATTCAAATAATAAATAGGTCTGTACACCGTCACTCCGTTCCGCACCAGCGGCGTATCCGCAAAATACGGCAGCAAAATTTCAAAGCTGATTTCCCGCAAACCGTTCGGTCGCAGCAAATTCATCTCCGAGCCGTCCGCCAGCGTCAAAAGCTGATTCTTATTCGGTAAACTCAGCGTATACTTCTCCGGCGCCAACGGCAGCTCCATATCCCCCAGAAAAAAATGATACATTTTTTGTCTCCTTCTCAACAACCTGAAAGAAAACTCCAATTACAATGGCTTCCCTCCAATTTATATAAACCTACGGAAATCCTTAATATAAATTTGTAATGTCCAAATCCAAATCCATTAAACACTTACCACCCCGAAAGTAATGCACGACATTCTTTACCAACACCCAGCCGTCATAAATTCGGTCACCCAACGCCAAACGCAGCCCCACCATAGAGCCGCCTCGCACATCAATATCACCCACAGCCCCGCTGACGGTCAAAGAATCCGTCCGTTTGCAGTAAGTCCGCAAAAGCGCCTGCGCCGTCGCCAAGGTCTGCGTTTCAGCCGTTGCACTCTTTGAAACATACTGCAAAACTCCCCGCTTCGCCACGGATTCCGTATCCTCCGCCACAAACTGCCGCCGCAGCCCCTTACGTTTATCCTCATAAATAACCTTAATTCGGTTATAAAAATCATCGTCTAGGGAAGTCGCAAAATTATAACTGCCAATAGTAGACAGATCCAACAAAATATTGACCTGCATATTCCGACAGCTCCGCAAACAAAGCCTGCCGCCCTCATCAAACAAAAAATAATGCCGCTCTTTCGCCTGCAAAACCTCCTGCAAGACCTCTGTCAACATATCCAAATATCGACGATTGTCATATGTTCTCACACCCAACACAAGCCCGCAGTTTGCTACATCACCAAGCGTCAGCCTCATGTCAGCCGCAATTCTCCGCAGCATATCCGCCACCGTAAAATTACTGAAAACGCAGCTGTCACGATTCTGCAAATATCTCAACTGGTCATAAGCTCTCACCTTGATAATTTCCGGCTGTGTGCGCTGCTTCTCAAAAACACGCCCCTTGAAAATCATCTTGCCGTCCGCCAGCAAACATACTCCGGCTCCCTCGTCAAAGCTGAGCGCCCCCGCTTTCACAACAGATACGTCCAAAACAGCCGCAGCATTCGCCGCCCGCTGCAATTTCGGTTCGTCCAAGAGCGGCGGCACGACCCATTCCTTGCCGTTCCACACCACAACCTCAATCTTCACACCACATCAACTCCCCATATCATTTTAAGCTTCTCCCGACTTACCCGACTGCGCTTCAGCTTCACTCGCCGCCTTCTGCTGACGAAGCCGCTCCAATTCGCCCTGCACATCATTCACCCACGGGTGCTGTGCCACAATCGAGCGGTCAGAAATAACCCCCAGCGACTTCTGGCAGTTTTCAATAACCTCGCTCTCGTCAATCATAATGTCACGATTAAAGATCAGCCGCCATGATTCACCAACAAAATCGCCATGCCCCACATTTGCCAGATAACACTGCACAAACCAGAGCAGTTCCTCAAAGGAAGCCTGCCATTCCGTTTCAAAATCATTCCCGTCCAAACAAATATCACTGTACATAGACTTGATATTCAGCTCATTCGTCGTCCGATAAGACTTGTCCAGCTTGGAATCAAACCCCATGCCGTTCTCGATGATAGCGTCCTTCAAAACGTCCAAAATACTCTCATAATTATCAGCGTTTACGTCAATCGAAAGCGTTTCAATACCGCCACCGCCTCCGTCCACGGTTTTAACCTTGACAGCACCATAAGCCGCCAGATTGTGCCGAAATTCGTCCAAATCCGTGCCGTCATAATTCTTGATAACCAGCACTGTATTGTGTGCGTCCTCCTCCAAAGCATTCTGAAACCGAGATAACATCTGATTCAAGGCGTCCTGCAAACACTTCACCCTTGAAATAAGCGGCAGCTCCCGCTCGTTCAGCTTAAAAGGAATAAGCGGAATCTTCGTCCAATTCACACTTTCAAGCTCGCCGTTCGGTAAAACATGCTTCATATACGGAAAATGACAATTATCCTCAGGAATCAACCGCCCATTCACCCAATCAAAGCGATGCACACCTGCCAAATCAAAAACCTCCGCCTTGTATGCCGGAGTCATGCGCCCATTCTCCCATTTTTCCACCATATAAAAACGCAGAGCACACTCCAAAGCAGTATGCTCCGCATCTAACCAAAACGGCAAAATTTCATATCCCGGGAAACGCCGAAAACCAAGCCCACCCTGCGCATTTATATACGGATAAAGCCAAGCTATTCCATGATTATAGCAGTCCTTACCAAGACGCTTGAGCTGCCGCAGAAAACGACGGTCAAACACACCCTTCAGCTCCTCGCTAAAGTCCGCATTTTCCACTTCCCAGCTTATCGGCTGCCCCAGCATATAGTCCGTTTTCTGATTCACAAGCTTACCATATTGATTATTGACCAGCTTATTGTCCGGCAAATTCCGCACAGGCTCAAGCTCGCCGCCACGCCCTATCACCATGCGCCGCTGCCGCAAAATATCCTGCTTCCCTTCATAATAAGCCTGCCCTTCCAGCATTCTCCGCCGATTTTCAGAGCCAAGCCAGCGCTTCAATTCCCATTCCAGAATCTGCAAATCCGTAGGTCGCTTGTCACCAATGACCCCTTGCGCCGAAAACTCACCACCCAAATCTCGACAAATTTCTGTAAAACTCCGCATTTTTATTCCTCCTAAAATTTTTTTCCTTCTTCTGCCCTCTCAATCTCGCTACGCTCGACAGCTGCTCCCCAAAGGGGCGAGCCAAGGGAACGATTATTTTATATTATTCATATATAAATATTGCCCGGCGAAAAAGTTTGTGTACTCTCTCCTAACTCACACGCCGGGTAACTCCTATCATCCATTACCACATCTCTACGTTACTTGCCTCTCACTCTGGGATGAGACAGTCGTTGGCAGCTTGCTGCCTTACGAATGTCCATGCCTT